GTTCTCGTGCATGATTCAGCGAACGCACTCTCATCTCCTATTTATACATTTTATGTTGACGGAGGGAATCGCCGCGATATCATAGAGGGTACGGGTTCACACAACGCGCATTATGAACAACACGGTGTATACATAGTTAACTTAAACGCTAACCAGTACGTAGATATACGATCGCGCACCGCTAGTGATATTACATTTATTAACGGTGATCATGGAGCGTATTATAGGAACTGTTTCCANGGTGCATTATTAGGTTAAAAAGAATGTAGTATTATATAAAATGTCGAGTTGGTATTTTTGTCTTGAACCTGGTACATTGGAAATTGTTGACCGTTTCGAGGGTACGGAGGAAGATGTTAAATCAAGATCTTCACGTTTAGAATTTGTAAAACTTGATTCGGGTGTAAATCCGAGAGTTGTAGACATTTCCAGAGACGATTCTGGAAACGTGGTAATAGAGGTAAACCAAGAAAAGATTACTAAAATGAACGAAGATGTACACCAGTTTAATCTCATACAATTACGAATAAAACGTGATATACTCTTACAAAAATGTGATTGGGTTCTTGTTCCGGACACCCCTCTTTCACAAGAAAAGATCGACGAATGGAAAGTGTACCGTCAAGCCCTTCGCGATCTTCCGACCAATACAGAAGATCCGGAAAATCCTAACTGGCCTACTCCACCCAAATAATAAAAACCTCCATAAATAGTAGATGAGTGACCCTGTACTCTTTGTGGATACATCGGAGAGTAATGTCACTGTCACGGGTAACTTAAATGTTACCGATTTAACTACCCTAACAGGTGACACTCGTATCACTGGAGAAACAAGTATCACTGGAGAAACAAGTATCACTGGAGATCTAAATGTCATAGGAAACTTATATAGAACTCAATACAGACCAGGTGAAATTATTGAAGAACTAAGCTCGATTTGCGATGGATCACAGATAGAGCTTACTTCTGGTACATATACCGTACAAAACGTGACAGCTATACAAAACGGAAATAGTACACACACCGCGGTAACGGGAAGTACGATCGCGTACACTCCACCACCTGGTACAAAGAGAGTGTATTATCGTTTTTCGTACCAATGGGACAACACAGAAAACTCAGGTATATCGCATCACCAAATGCAAGTTGATGGAACTACTCTAAGGGATTCGATGCATACAATCGCTTCAAACTATGCATCGAGCAATTGGCACCATGCATTGTTTCCTGTGTTTAATGAATATACGATTGACTGTAACGCTTCATCAACTAATGCAGCAGCTGGAAAATTTACCTCGTGGACCACTCCAAAAACGTTAAGAATTACGTATAGAGAATACAATGGATCATACGAATCCAGATTACACTATAATGAATGGTGGAATGGTACCAGTGGTGGATCAGCGACGCCAGTGAGACCCCACTTAACAATACGAGCGATCGCATAGATAATTATTCTCTACCCTTATATTAATTATGGCAACCCATACTTTAAACTTTCCAGGTGCCAATCTGAATGCCACTGAAAGTACAGTTGATACAGCTACAATTGGTAACATCATCGGTGGTCTTACTGTTGATACTAACAAACTTGTAGTTGATAGCGCATCAGGTGCGGTGACTGCAAGTGGTGTAGTGAGCCTAACCGGTGCAACAGAGGCGACATCATCAAGTACAGGTGCTCTCAAGGTATCTGGTGGTGTCGGTATCGGAAATCGTGCATATATATCTGGGGGTCTCATCACCAATACCAGTGGGGTCGCGAAGAAGACGTACTCCCAAACTGGTACAATAACATCTGGAGCTTCTCCGGGTGTTGTAATAAGTTTTTCGAATCATGCATTTTCGGCTAGAATTACAGCTCAGCTTATTGAATCTGATGAAGAAATTAGTAGTCTCTTCATCGATGTCACAGGTGGGAAAAGAGGGGGTTCCACAAGTGCTTTAAACATTGCCAAAGGTCAACTCTCTATATGTGGAGATGTCACATCAAACCCATGGAGTTCAACAGTTGGTGTGACTACGACCACAGTTACCATAACTCCATCGACAAACTTGGATGGTGCGGGGCACTACAACATCTTTGTGGAATATATTTCCGCAGAAACAGATGGGAGTGTCGTATCTATAGGTGGAGTATCTACTAATTACTAAATCCATACCAAAATCCAAAAATTCATTTTTTTTAGAAGCGTTAAGGGTTTCTAAAAAAATTATATAGTACTTTTATATATGGCTGCAACGAATATCCAAGTCTTTCAGGGAGATGTTGAAATTTCTTCCAATCTTGCAGTCACTGATATAAATCTCAGCAGTGTGGGTGCATTAAAGAAAAATGGTAAAAATCTAACAAGTTGGTTTGACATATCCGACTCGTTCGGTGTTCACCAGACTTCGAAGATTGTACCCCCCGGACCCGGAGTTTCGAACGGCTCCGGTGAGTGGTTCGGTAAAGCTATAGCTTTAGACCATACTACCGGGGATTTTCTGGCGGTCGGGATGCCCGGAGATGACACAACCACTTCACTGGTCGAAGTCGGACAGGTGCATATGTATGCGCGTAACACACCTGGCGATTCCCAAGCCTCTTGGACACACTATCAAACGATCAACCCACCAGCCACTCCCAACGCACCGCACGCGAGGATGTATTTCGGGGACTCAGTCTGTCTACAAGGTGATACATTAATTATTTCAGCCTACCAGCATATAATAAGTCCGAACACAGACGATACTGGAACTGTGTTCATATATAAGCGTTCCAATCCCTCGGTCCCTAATTCGGTATTTGTATTAGTACAGGAGATACAGCCACCAGATTTTTCCACCCTTACATCGGGAGCCTACCAGCAGATCCGGTTCGGCGTGCACATCTCGCTCGACGTTGACACATGCATTATTAGCTGCCAAGATAGAATTTCAGGCTACTCTTCAGTCTATAATGATAGAGGTGCGGGCGCCGTCGAGATATACACCCGTGATACACCCGGTGATTCTACCTCCACATGGAGTCACTTCCAAACGCTGCAGCAGCACCTCAGTTACACCGCCGGCGCAGGCAGACGTTATTTTGGTAGATTTGTGTGCATAAAAGGTAATACGATAGCGATAGGGACCTCCGGTGAAGAAGCTGTCCATATATACACACGTGCTAACAGCACTCTCAGTACCAGTTTTTCTTTGGCAGATACCCTATACCCCGATGATCCCGTCCCCACGAGTCAGTTTAACATAGATACAAACTCGACGCCGGGCTCCATAGGTGCGCATCAATTTGGTGGGTCTATCGATATCCATAAAGATGGGGATGAGATCGTGGTTAGGTCAAACAAGTGGGCGCCGCTCACCTCCACGAGCAACTCCGACAGAACAGGGAAGTTTTATATATTCTCACGTGACACACCCGGCTCCCTCGTATCAGCATACACGCAGCGGTTCTCACAGGCTGGGTTTTCCAATAGGGATGGAGGATATTCTTTCCAAGCTAACGGAAACAATTTTACTCCCATGGGGGGCGCATGGGGGAAGAACATCACCATCAATGGTGATTATCTTTTGATAGGCATGGAGGATCTGTCTTTTGGTGGGGGGTCGATGCTGATGAAGCGAGACACACCCGGATCCCTCACCTCTTCATGGTCACGTATGGGAGCTTCGAATGAATTCGACTACTTCGGTAATGCTGAACCGTTTTATATTCGTGAAAGCATTATACAAGAGGATGGAGAGCCCTACGACGCCCTTGGTGAACATGGGTTTTCTGTGGAATTTTATAAACATGGCGATAACGATTTCACAATTATAAATGGTGGGTACAAAACAGGCGGCACGACCGCACAGCTTGGCACGGCTGAAGTCTCGGGAGCTGTGTTGGTGTATCATAATAATCAAACGAAGGATGTTCTGGTAAACAGTATAGCTGGAGATACCAGCAACTCCGCCATAAGGTTAGTAGCGACTGAGTTGATTGGAGATGGGTCAAAAATGACTGGTGTGGTCAAGGATAATGCGTTTGTAGTAGCTGGAACCGGAGCTGGTTCAGCGATGACTTTCGCCGACCAATCTTTATCAAAGGGGATCGCCATTGGGTACAATGCGAATTTGAGGAATAGGGGAAATTCAGTTGGCATCGGGAGCTACGCGGGCTACACCAATGGGAGCCAGAGTGGCGTCGCCATTGGCTATAAGGCTCAGTATCAAAACGCGACCGGCGGCTTGAACGTTGCCATCGGGTATGAGGCTGGTTATACATGTATGGGGCAGAGCTGTGTTGCCATCGGTCATACTTGCGGGCAGATTGACCAAGGGGGTAACAGTGTCGCCATAGGGCGATACGCGGGTCAGACTTCTCAAGGTCTAGGTGGGGGATCCCAGTGGGGTGGGTCCTGTGTTGCTATAGGTGCTCTTGCTGGTATGACTAGCCAAGGTGACCAATGCATTGCCATAGGATTTAGAGCGGGAGAGTCAAACCAACCCGATTTAACGACAAGGTGGGCTCATGCCTCAGTCCGAAACGCAAACGGAAACGAATATTTACACATACTCAACTCGGGTGAAATGGTAAGGGGTAATAATTATTCCGATGATCGTCTCAAGTACGACGAGAAGTTCATCACGGGTGCCATCAAAAGTCTCTTCAAATTGAGACCCCAAGAGTACCTAAAGAAACCAAAACTCACACCAGATGAAAACCATGATGAGGAATGGGTGTATGAATCTGGTCTCATGGCTCAAGAGGTGTATTATAGTGCCCCTGAGATGAGGCATCTTGTAACGGTTTCTGATACCGCGGGTGATATAGATTCATTAACACCAGCACCGAGTGATGACCCCAGCCAGGATCCAGACTATTCGGTATGGGGAGATAAACCATCGGGAATAAAATACATACAGTTTATACCTTATCTCATCAAGGGTATTCAAGAAATTGTTACAGAACTCCCTCTATCAAAAACCACTGTATCGAATACGTGGGATCAGAATATCACAGGTCTTGTTGTGAGTGCCGATACAAATACATCTAAAACAAATACAATCCCTATTGTCACATTATCAAATGTATATATGGACAAGAAGTGGTATGGGGTTGTATCTAGTGAAAAAACGGATACCAATGATTATGATACACTAATTAATACAAATGGTGATGCACTAATTTGGGTCACAGATGTGGGTGGATCTCTGATTTCTGGGGATCTCGTAACTACCTCCAATGTCGCTTCGGGCTTAACTCAAAAGCAGGACGATGATATCATTCGAAGCTATACAGTCGCCAAGGTGACCCAAGATTGTGATTTTACCGAATCACCACGGGTACCCATTAAGATTCCGAAACGAGAACTTCAGAGCGTTAAGTATTATGTCAAAACTATAACACGTAAAATTGATATGGAAGAATATACCCAATACAATGCTAAACATACCTCGAGAGAAGAGAAACCTATGTACATCTATGAATCAGAAGGAGGTGACATGATACCTACGAATACTATACGATTTTATAAAGATGGTGAGGAGGTTTCTAGTAAAACTAAAAATGCAATTCCTAAACATTTCAACGAAAAAACTCCAGATGAGTGGGAAAAGCTTGATGACGAAGAAAAGGCTAGGTACACATTGGGTGTGCGATATGATTATAAACATCATTCAACAACGCGTTCTAAACGATCTATTCCTGAACACGAAGGGGAGGTTTTCATAGACGAAATGGTGGATGTCATCGATGAAAACGGACAAGTTGTATGGGAAGATACGAGTGAGACAAAGCCTCTATATACACTTGTAGATCATACAACTTACAAGGCTGCTCTCATATCATGCAAAATTATTTAAATACATTCACATATAAACCCGGTAATAATATATTTAATACCTTTTTTAACTTCTTGTCCTCGGTGTGGATATGTCCATGTAGACGGGAAAAATAATATCTTCCCACATTCAGGTTTAATGTTTTTACCATTAATAAATTCTGTACCACTTTCATTGTCATTTAAATATATGATAAAAGCTATTAATCTTTTATCACCTATCTTATCATCAACGTGCCATCCAAAATGATCTCCCACTTTATAACGTTGTATTTGAAAGTTTGTTATGGTTATATTATCTCCAAACATCTTCTTTAAAATATAATGATCATCTCCATTGAAAACGTTTATCAACAAATACTCAAAATATTCTTTTATACCCGAAAATAAACATCGTTCCAATTGATCATTAATCATTTTCCATTCAGGTTTGGTATATACTAATAAATCGATTGTTTTTTTATATATAGGAAAGACTTGACCACTACCTACTTCACCTGGTTTTTTATCGGGGGCATTCTCAAACTTTTCAATAATTTCCTTACAAAAGTCCGATGATAACATGTTACGAGCTTCGTATATGTATTCCATTGTTTATCCTCTCTCAATATTTTTAACCTGTTTTAAATTCTTGATCTAAAACTTTATACATATGTCCCCAAGAATATGTAGATTTCAAATAGTCTTTAGCGTTCGGGACTTCATCGGGGTGATTGAAACAGTATTGGAGGTGATCCGCAAAATCTCTATAATCACAGATTGCCATATCTCCATCATGTCTATGGGATTCACCGGCACGAATCCACACCTTGGGCTCCACAAAGTGTGCATAGGAACCCATAATCTCTCTGAATACAGGGAGATCTGTTACAATTTGGGGTCGGTTAAAGTAAAGGTGTTCTATAGGAGTCAGACCAAATCCCTCACCCGAAGTTGTACTCAAACCTACATCACCGGCGTTGTAAATACTACAGACTTCCCTATCCGTGAGTTGAAAGGGTTTTCTATTAATGAAGATGTGATTGTCCATAACAATTGCAGGATCCATACCCATACGCAAACACTCGGTTTCTATTGTCATTCCGATATGTAAACTATTTCCATCCCATTCTTTGCAACCGCAGAAGAGTTTAATACGTGGATTCATTTTCTCACGATGTAAAAAATCAAGGAAAGCCTTAATAGTAGTATCCCACCTCTTTCTTGCATCATTTCGGTTCATATTCACCACAAGGAAATCATCAGGTTTGAAGCCTTGTAAAACCTTTGCCTCGCGTTTGGTTGGTATCGCTGACGGTGTTTCGAAATCAATACCATGCACCATTGTACTTATAATTGAAGAATCAAACTTTAGATCATCAATCATGTGGTCTGTCCAACAATCCAAGAATGTCCAGATCCGATCAAAATTAAACCACTTCAGGTTTTGAAATTTGTATATATTTTGCCATGGGTACACCATGTCAAGGTATAAGTACTTCTTACAAGGCATGTGTTCAGGTGGAATTTTATTCATGATAGCATTGATACAACCTATATCATTGTATATGAAGAGAGCATCGGGTTTCTCTTTAACGAAAGTTGAAACAATACATTTATCACCAAAACCACCAACTGATTCAGGATCGAGTTTGAATGCGTCGTAAATTTTGATCCTGGGGTCGACAAAACGACCATTAACATAGGTATTCGTATAATTTTGAAAAGCGTAATATACCACCTCCACACCAGGAAGGGATGCTAAATGATTCGAGATTTTGTTGGCTACACGTCCATACCCAGACCCCACATTAGGGTGGGTGGCTAAAAAAAGGACTTTCATATAATTTAAATATATGAAAAGCTTTTAACTTGTTTACAATATTTAAAAAAATAAACTCTTACTATATTATAAAATGTCTGGTGGTATTGCCCAACTCGTCGCCGTGGGTGCACAGGACGTGCACCTAGTAGGCCAACCTGAAATCAGCTTTTTCAGGTCTACTTACAAGCGCTATACTAACTTTTCCCAAACCGTGGAACGTCAGGTGATCCAGGGTAACGTGTCTAATGGTGGTATGTCCACCGTGCGCTTCGAGCGCAAGGGTGACCTTCTCAACTACGTGTACTTAGTTTGCAACAATGGATCTCTTGTGCAGCAGGAGTCTGATTGGACTATTCTTATTGACAAGGTCGAGCTCCTAGTGGGTGGGCAGGTTATTGATGAACAAGATTCTACCTACTCTACCCTAATTGCTCCTACTCTCTCCGCTACCACTTCTTCCAAGTCTGTCGCGGGTGATCTTTTCGGTGGTTCTACAAACGAGAACTTCTACCCTCTCCGTTTTGCTTTCTGTGAGAATTGGCAGACTGCTCTTCCACTCATCGCCCTCCAGTATCACGATGTGGAGCTTCGCATCACTTGGGGTGTTAACGCCGCTGGTTCCAGTCGCAAGTGGGATATCTATGCCAATTATGCGTACCTCGATACCCAGGAGCGTGAGTTTTTCGCTTCCAACCCTCAGAACTTACTGATTACCCAGGTCCAGAAGACTATTAAGTCTGGTGCCAAGATTCAGGAGCTTAACCTGAATCACCCCGTCAAGTATTTGGCGGCTGCTGACTCTTCCGCGGTGAACATTCTCGGTAATGATGGCTCTGTTGATAATAAGCTTAAGCTTCAGATTAATGGTACCGATGTTGCGGACTTCAAATTTGCCAACCCTAATTTCTCCAGTGTCCCCCTTTACTACCACACTACTAACGCCGGATCCGCGGTTGCTTCTGCTACCGTTGAGAAGCTCTTCTTTTACCCCTTCTGCCTTGATGCCGGTAAGATTCAGCCAACTGGTAGCCTGAATTTCAGCCGCCTCGACTCTGCTCGTATCGTAAACGACCGTAATGATTCCGACCAGGATATTTACGCTGTGAATTTCAACATTTTACGTGTGGAAAATGGTATGGGAGGCCTCCTTTACAGTAATTAAATTAAATCTCTTTGTAACTAATAAAACATATGTGGAACGTAGTTTTCCTACTCGCCATCGTTTTTGTATTGACGTATGATCCTAAATCCAGGACACTTGAAAAGTATGTTGCTCACCCCACAGCACATACCCAGAAATCATGTGAAGATACGCATTACCAATCCGTCCAATTTGCCCAAAGTCCATATGATTGTCCACCATCAGGAAGAACTCAAATGGGTGCTATCGTGTAGAATACTTAAAAAGAAGGTGTGTATCTAAGTTATAATGATTGCAATGGACCGTGAAACCCTCATGATGATAGCCACCATCGTAGCTATCGCTGGTGTCATTTTCCTATTCAAGGAGATGAACAAGCAGAAGCAAGACCTTGAAGGTCTTAAGAACTTTTCCAGTACCCTCATTCAGAGGATGAGGGTACCCGAGCCTCAGATGGTTACCGAAGATGAACCAGAGGTTGAATGTGAGGCTGCTGAAGAAAAGAAGGAGGAATAAACATATCCGGTTATTATAACTTGCGAATGCGCAATGAAAAAATACAAAGCTATAGCTATACCTGTCAGTTTCGTTGACGATAAGCCTCGGTTTCTTACAGTTAGAGACCGAAGGTTTAAGGAGTGGATATTTGTCACTGGTGGATGCAGGCGGAGAGAAATTTTCAACCCCATCAGGTGTGCCCTAAGAGAATTAGAGGAAGAGACTCGTGGTGTTGTATCACTTAAAAACGGTGAATATACTGAATTTAAGTTTACAGTTAAAGAGAGTCCCACGATAGATTTGGAATACAATGTATTTGTATTCTATGTGGACTATAATAGAAATTACCAACAATCACTTGTTAGAAAATTTTACGAAGAGAAGCAGAAGATGAATCTTAGGAAGATACAGAAGCTACCAATAAAAAAGACCTATGATGAAAATGATTATATGAGTTTTGACACACTCGAGGATTTCAATTCACGTAGACAGTGGAAACTTATAATTGATAATGTTTTGAAAAACCCAAAGTTTTATTCGTGTGTAACTTCTCTCAATAGAAAAACCTTCTCTATTAAATAGAATGAAGTCAAAGGCTTACATCCTTCTACANATTAGAGAACTTTTGAAAAAAAATAGAGGATTTTGTGATGAAGAAGTGGATATATGGGCGAAAGAGAATGAAAAGAAAACTGTGTATGAACTTTTAACTTTTAAGAAGGAAATTTCTCAGAGCCAGGAATACCACGATGTCTCTTGTGTGAGATGGTTTAGAGAAGAAGATCAATAACAAGGTATGTTTAAGAGGTGGTGTAACCACAATAATTTCAATAATGCAACCAACTTATCGCATGTGCTCATGGACGGTGGTGTCCTTTCCGTGCCATTCGATAGATTGAATGACTTCTATGAAAAGTATATAGAAGCTGTAAAGAGTGGAGAAAAACTTTACGTAGTAGAACAAAAGACAGAAACTTATAATTTCTTCGTTGATATAGACTACAAAGATGACGTAGCTCTAACATTAAATGAGATTAAGGATATTTGTAAAATTATTTGTGATAAAGTTAAGCGTCACGGTGGCAAAGAATGTCTTATATCTGTTTCTCCTCCTAAAAAGGCGGGTGAATTTGTTAAGACTGGTGTTCACTTGAATTGGTCTGGTTTTGTAGTTGATCAGTCATCAGCTGTGGCACTGAGAGAACATATTTTGATTGCTCTAACAAAAGCAAAAGGATCTATAGATTGGAATGAAATTATAGATTCATCTGTATATGGTGATATTAGACGAAAATCCAAAGGAAGTGGTTTTCGTATGCCATGGTCTCACAAGATGGCTAAACACAATCCATGTGGTGGTCGTGGGTGTGAAGAATGTGGTGGTACAGGTAAAATTGTACAAGTTGCCTACTTACCTGTTTTCATTTATAAGCATGGACCTCTGAGTACTCTTCTCAAGATTGATCAAAAACCAAATATTGAGACTCTCAAAATGTCTGCAATTAGAACGAATGAAGTTCAACATATAACAGTTGAACCACCATCTAAAGTAATCAAGGAAGGTGCATTTACCGATGCCCAAACCAAAGATGAGATTCAAAATGATGAACTAAAGGGTCTCATTGAAGATTTTATTCGAAAAAATATGGAGGGACAAAGTCTATCAATCGTTACTAAATTATTCAAACATAAGGAAACATTTTTGGTAAGTACAAACTCTAAATATTGTGAAAATCTGAAAAGACCCCATAGTTCAAATCATGTATGGTTTCATGTGAGTGGTTCGGTAATTGCTCAAAAATGTTTTTGTAGATGTGAGACTATTAGAGGTAGACGAGATGGTTTCTGTAAAGATTTTTACGGTCGCAAACATCAATTACCACCCAAAATTGTTGAAAAAATGTATCCCAAAAAGGAAGACCTCAAGAAGTGCCCAGAAATTAAAAAGTTTGAAGAAAAACCCCAAATTAAACATTCCGCAGTAAAAGCACCCCTCGAGTCATACATGGTTAGATGTATGAAACTTCCAGAAGATACACGTGTTGTAAGTGTTGCACGTCAAAAATCTGGATTTACGGTATTAACGACAGTTACACATTGTGAAACGATCAAAGGTGTTCATGAAGGGGCTACAATGTCATATACAATCAATGGAACGAAAATTACTCAAAAATGTCCTATTTGTAAAAAGAATAACGCAAGAACTTACGAACTTAGTGGTAGTGTTAAACAAGCACTTAAACCATCTGAAAAAAAATAAAGATCAGATAGTAGAAGAATGGCATTGATTCTATTAGGTATTACAGCATACATAGCATCCACACTTATAGGTGATATTAAGTTTAAAAATGTAGTGCCAAACGGAGTTGATGAATTCCATATATATTCAGGTGTTCATCCAGAATTATATAAAGAATATTTGAAGCATAAAAGTGATGGTAACATACGTATGGTTCAGGAAACACTAGAAGAACTTGCATTGTACACCGATATAGAGTTTAGAGAACAATTTCACCAAAAGATACTTAAAAAGCAGGATTCTTTATCTATATAATGGCACAAACACGTACGCGAACTGGTAGACATATAAAGAAACCCGAACGTTACACTCCAGAAGAAAGTGTTTTAGAGGATGATTATACCAACGAGGAGTATGATTCTGATGATATTGGATCCGACCTCGACACAGATGAGGAGATTTACTCCGATGAGGATAGTGATGATGATGAGGACGAGGGAAGTCTCCAGGATTTCATAGTAGATGACGATGAGGAAAGTGAGGAAGAAGACGCTTAAAAAAATCAATAACTATATAAAAAATGGAGACTGACTTGGGAAATCCCATTGATTATGATGCAAATATGGATCCATTAAAGAAAGAAGAAGATAGTACACCTATTAGTGATGAAATGATCCCGGAACAAGCATATTATTATCATCCATCGGAAATGATGGCACCTCCTCAACAGCAGTATCAACAGCAAGAAAAAATTGATTTTCTATCCAATATCGACAAGTCTACATGGATAATTGCATTCGCTGTATTCTTACTCGGATTTTTCATGGGGAAAACCATGCAGCC